GATGAAACTACTTACGAAATAGGCTATCTTACAGAAGGAGAGAATGCAAGAATAGTCCAAACCGAGAATTTAGTTACAAAAAAGACTTATTTAACAGATACTTACAATATGAACGTAGAATTAGATAATAAATACGATTTTGAGAAGATGTTCATAGATGATGAAGGTATTGGTATCGGTGTCTTTGATATGATGATGGATAACGACCAACTAAAGAGGAAAACAGTTGGAATTAACAATTCAAAGAGAGTTATAGACGCAGATGGAAGAGAAAAAGGAATATTAAAGACAGATTTGTATTATTGGTTACGTGGATTAATGGAACAGGGGAAGATAGATCTATTAGATGACGATAGTATCTTCCAGAGTTTAAAATCTGTTCAATATGAATATACTACCGACGTAAAAGGCAATCCTGTAATTAAAATACATGGAAACGACACCCATATTGCAGAAGGATTAATAAGATTAGCACAAGCACTCAAATACAAAGATTTAAATATATTCGTTCAGAGGATACCAATATGAGCGCTAATAAGAAGATTAAGATTAAAGACAAAGATGGTGTGGAAGAAGAGTTTACAATTTCTGAAGAAAAGTATATTGATTTAATGATTCAAAGAGAACTTACCCACTCAATCAATGTTTTAAGAAGTAAATTGAGGTTGAAATAATGGCAACAGGAGTTTTATGTACCAACGCGGACGTTTTAAAGAAAGCAGGAGCAAAGGCAAGTGCAACAGCAGCAGCAGTTGGTTATACAGATGTTTATATTGATATGGCAGAGGGACAATTATGTACAGCTGCCCGTTATGATTGGGTAACTAATGTTGGAAGCATTTCTGCAATAGGAAAAGATATCTTAAAAGACGCAGCTTCTTCTTATGCAGCTATCCAAGTTATTAATTACGATATGTCAGGTTTTAGTTCAAGGCAAGAAGCTTTAATGATGATTAATATTCTTTGGGCAGGTTTCCAGAAAGTCATAACTTTATTGGAGAAGGATAATAATTACAAAGACTTTATTTTAACAGGAGCAGGAGATATAGATTAAATGGCTGACGGTTTACCTATTAATTTTCCTTTACCACCAGAAGCAGCAGTAGTTTCTTTTGATTGGGAAGACTTCTCGTCAGGAGAGGGTTTAGTTGATTTTAATTTATACGCAGTAAAAGATTCAGCAGGGACAACTTATCATATAGCGAAAGATACCCCTTATTCTGCAGAGATTTATATTTCACACAGCGGGGCGGGTCCTTGGACAGATACATTTTACACAGCCGAATTTAATTCACCAAGAACAGTTAAAGGAACAGCAACTTTAAACTTTATGTCGTCAGAATGGAGGAATGCAGGGGCATTTAATACGATTTATAATATTAAGTTTTATCATTATGATGGTAGTACTTCAACACAATTCGGGAGTACATGGGTTTCTCAAACTTTAGTAGCTGCAGCAGTACCGGGATTGATTACAGCAATTGTACCAAAGATAACGTTACCAGAACAAGATTTTAAAATTGGAGACCAAATAAAAGTTGAAATAATTACAACACATTCAGCCGCAGGGGTTAGCGAGTGGGGAATAGACCCACAAAACAGAGACGGAAACCAAGTAGCCCCAACAGGAGACCCAAAGCAATACACAACATTCACAGCGTCAATACCTTTTAGGATAGATAATTAAAATGTCAGAATTAAATATATCATCATCAACAACAACGGACATGACTAACACAGTCACAGACTTTTCAGTTGATAACATAAATTTGGACGCTGCAAATCCAGACGGTGCAGAAACCTATTGGTATTTCAACAAAGCAACAGAAAGGTTTGGTTATTACTTATCTATTCCAGAAATCTTTTCAGCAGCCAACGCTTTAGCCACTTGGACAGTTTCAAGAGGTTGGGAAGCAAGTAATTCAATTCTAAAGGTAGAGTTAGAACATATTAAAGGAATGGGAAAGGATAGTTTCACACAACTAATGTGGAATCACGAAGTTGTTAAGCTAATTGTTGGAGACGCTTTCATTGAAGTCAAAAGGAAAGACAACCAACTGATAAATATGATTCCAATAAGTCCAGAGAGGGTTAGGATAGTTTTCGGTCCACAAGGAATGATTAAACGTTATGATGTTTGGAACTCTAAAGAGTGGAGAGCAATTAAAAAAGAGAATATGCTCCACAGTTCCAATAAAAGAATAGGTGACCAACTACATGGCACGAGTCAGATAGAAGCCTCCAAAGACCTTATAGACGCTAGGAATGAAGCACTCAGCGACGAGAGAATAATCAAACATAGAGACAAAGCACTAGGGATAGTGTACTACCAAACAGACAAAGCGGGAAAGATATCCTACGTAAATTCACAGATTGAGAAAGCAGTTAAGAATGGAGAAATGTTAGGATTACCAGAAAAGGTGGCAAAGATAGAACCTTACCCTTCCAGAAGTTCAGAAGATAGAACAGCTTGGATTTCATATTTAGAGAACTTCTTTTATCAAGTGTTCGGTGTGCCGAGAAGCATAGCCTCTTCAGATGGAACAAGTGAGGTAGGCGGTAAGATGGGACACGTTATATTCGAACCTATTTATACAAAAGAACAGATAGACTTGGAAGATGATCTTTGGAATCAACAAGCAATTAAGATTACATTTAATAGACCCCCGGCTTTGGGGGGGTTAGTAGAACAGAACTCAAGTGAAACAAATATCCAACCTAATGATGTAAATACGAATTTGGAGAGGGAATAATGGCAATAAGAGATATCTTCAAGAAGAAAAAAACTCCTGAAGAGTTGGAAGAAGAAAGAAGAATAGCTGCAAATACTTTATTAGGTAGGAAGGAAAGCAATGCGTTTGTTAGTAAATTACAACAGTTAGATATCCCACCAATACCAGAAGAAAAACCAGAGAAATTTGAAGCACCAAGAAAGATAAGCCCTGAAGATAGGAAGAGAATATTACAAGCGAATCCTGGAAGTGCAGTTGATGAATTTGGAAATGTTTCTTTGCCTTTAACAGACCCAACAGGGGGTGTAACAGCGGAAGGGAAGAAGAGGATATTCGGAACTCAAGAATTATCAGAAGGTGCAGGAGTTACTTCGAGAGAATTAGAGAAGCAACAACAACAAGCAAATCTGTTGGGTGCACAGGTTGGACAATTTGAACAATTAGATGTAAGCCCAACTGGTTTAGATGTTGGAGAAGCTATCTTAAAAGGAGCAGTAGAGGGAATACCAAGAGCAATAGGTACTATTGCAGGATTAGATTTATTAGGTAGTGCAGTAGGTGGCAAAGGAGCTGCAACCACAGCAGGAAAAGCTGCAACTGTAGGAAAAGCTGGAAGATTGGGAGGGGTTTTGGGTAAAGTAAATCCTTATGCAGCTGCAGGTACAGCACTAGCATTTATATCAGAAAGCATTGTTTCAGATTTTAAAGAACAAAGAAGAAATATGAATGAAAGACCAAGGGTAGTCTTACAAGATGGAAAGACAAGTTTGGGGGCTTTAGTTACTTTGGCAGCTAATGACCCTGCGAGAAGAATGCAACATCTCGCAGATTTCAATACACAATTAGCATTAATAGAACAAGCACATAGACAAGTAAAATTAGATACTTCAAGAGACGTTGTTTTATTTGAAAGGTCTGAAGATGTACTAGCTGATTTTAATAGTTTTTATGATCCTGGAAGCGAGAGGGATCAAGTAGTCGCAGAGATGCAGGCAGCATTGGGAGCAGATATAGACCCAGAATTTATTTTTAGAATGAATGAATTAAATCAGAGATATAATAATGAAAAATAAACCAATAGACTGGAAAATAGTAGTAGCAGCAATAGCAGGTTTGGTTGTTATCGAATGTTACGCAATGGCACACGGAATTAATGGAACATTCAGAATGATAGTAACTGCAGCTATAGCAGGTCTCGCTGGTATTACTTTACCACAACTTAAAACAAAGTAGGGAGTTAAAATGGAAGAAGAAAAGAAACCGGAAGGAACACCAGAAGGGGAAGAAACCCCTTCTGAAGAAAAACCTTTAAGTATCGTTGATGAAGCCAAGAAAATCAGAGATGAAATATTAACGGCTAAAAATGAACTTAAAACAGAGAATGATAGATTAGAAAAGTTACAGTCAGAGCAATTACTCGCAGGAACGGCTGGGGGAAATGTAACAC